TACTTAGAGAAGATATTCACACCAGAAATCAAGTTGCTGCGGGACTTGCAACAAGACCTCAGGCAAAGACTTTCATCTACGCTTTCCTCTACGGAGCAGGTGACGCAAAGATTGGAAGCATCGTCGGAGGAACTGCAAGAGATGGCAGTGAGCTTAGGGGGCGCTTTCTACGAAATACACCTGCTCTTGAAACTCTACGAGAACGAGTTGGACAAGCGTCTAGGAAAGGCTTCCTCGTCGGGATCGACGGACGTAAGCTCTGGGTCAGATCAGAACATAGTGCACTAAACACATTGCTACAGGCCGCTGGTGCTATCATTATGAAGAGGGCTTTGGTTCTCCTAGATGACTACGCAACTCAGCACAAGATTGACTACAGATTCGTAGGGAACGTACACGATGAAATACAAACGGAGGTTGTCACAGAACAAGCAGAGAAGTTTGGTTGGCTCGCAGTTGAGTGTATCAAGGCGTCGGGTCTATCATTCGACCTCAGGTGCCCACTCGACGGAGAGTATAAAGTTGGATCAACTTGGTCGGACACACACTGAGGAGATAGGGATGATTTACGAGAAAGTATCTGGAAAGTATTACAAAGATAACCCCTTAACTAAAAAGCAGGCAAATGACGGTCAGATGTACGTTAACGGGAAGTATATCAGTATTTCGCACCCCCTACACAAACCCGGACGCTACAAGACGTTTACAGATGCAGCTTTTGACAGTCTAGCGAAGTACGAAATGAGCAAAGAAGGACAGGTGTACATCATTACTAACCCTAACTTCCCTGAGTGGATTAAAGTAGGCATGGCGATAGACTCAGAAGACAGACTCAACGGTTACCAAACGTCTTCACCCTTTCGCGATTACTCTTTGTTCACAAGCTGGTCTGTGTCTGATCGACGATCTGCTGAGTCAGAGGCCCACTCTCTACTGGAGAAATCTTTTGACCGCAGAGGCGAGTGGTTCAAGTGCACACCAGAGCAGGCACAAGACGCTGTGGCTGAACTCATGGAGAACCATGAATGAACAAAATATACTCGCTGGTAGAGGACATATACAAAGTAGTCGCTACCAAAGAAGTACCAGAGGACGTGGACCTGTACGAAGAGATAGACCGCTTTGGTGAGAACTGTAAGAAACTCATGTCAAACTTGTTTACAGAGAAGCGAGACGGTCGTAAGTTACGCATGTCTAACATTGGGCGTGATGATCGCTACCTCTGGAACGCTGTGAATAACTCTGACGTACAGGAGGATATGACTCCTAACACGTATGTCAAGTTTATGTACGGGCATCTGATTGAGGAGATGCTGCTGTTTCTCACTAGGCTCTCAGGACACGAGGTGACAGATGAACAAAAGCAGTGTGAAGTTGCAGGTATCAAAGGCTCTATGGACTGCAAAATTGATGGTGTTGTCACTGATGTTAAAAGCACTTCCACTTTTGGGTTTAAAAAATTCAAAGACGGAAGTCTCGCTTTTGATGACCCGTTTGGGTACGTTGCTCAAATTAAGGGCTATGCACATTCAGAGGGAGAAACCAAGTTTGGTTGGTTAGCTATGGACAAACAGAACGGACATCTAACTTATCTAATGTACGACTCTGATGACACACAGGCTCCTGTACACGCTAAGATTGGCTACGACATAGAGGAGCATATAGAACGCGTAAAAAAGCTAGTAGAGCAACCAGAGTGGCCAGAGGTGTGTCACGAGGTCGTTCCAGACGGAAAAAGTGGCAACCAAAAGTTAGCAGTGGGTTGCTCTTATTGCCAGTACAAGCGCGTATGTTGGTCAGGTCTGCGTACTTTCTTGTACTCAAGTGGTCCAAGGTATTTAACAGAGGTGGTCAATGAGCCGAAAGTCCAAGAAGTATCCTAATGAATTTAGATCAGGGTTTGAATATGACGTATCGAAGCAGCTACAACCATACGGCTTTAGCTATGAGCCGTTCCAAGTCCCGTACAGGATTGAACGTAAGTACACACCAGACTTTGTGTACGAGAGGAACGACCATCAGTACCTCATTGAGTGCAAAGGGTACTTCAGAGCGGGAGACACCCAGAAGTATCGCTCAGTCTCTAACTGCCTTGGAAGCAATCAAGAACTTATCTTCATACTTATGAAGCCTAACCAAAAAGTAAGCAAAAGTACTAAGAATACAATGGCTCAATGGTGTGACAAACACGAGATTCTATGGTATACTATAGACACACTAAAGGAATTAGTTGATTATGTCACTGACACTAGAAGAAATTAAGGAGAAGATTTTGCATTTGTATGACCCTGACGACCTACTAGAGGCGTTACAAATTTCATCTGAGGAAATACTAGATAGATTTGAGGACAAACTACTACGTAAGCTGGATCAGTTTACAGAGGAGTTAGAAGAGGAAGTCTACGATGCGTAACGAATGGACTTACTACACAAACTGCGAGATCCGTAGGCAGGTGTGTGAAGAGTCTGGAGTACCTCTTGAGGATTGTAGAAAGAAATTTAAGGAGTGTAAAGAAATGTCCATAGATGAAGCTAAGCCGCATGAGTGGGACAGAGTAGCTAAGAAGATGCACGACCCAGTAGCACAACCAGATCACTACAACAAGGGAGCCATAGAAGCAATTGAAGCTATCAAGGCATCTATGCACCCTCAGGAGTACAAAGGTTACCTCAAGGGTAACTGCCTGAAGTACCTCTGGCGCTACGAGTACAAGAATGGAAAAGAGGACCTTAAGAAAGCACAGGTCTACCTCAATTGGTTAGTGGAGGAGTTATCGTAATGAAAGTAGTTGAAGGTAACTTTGGCAAGGGTGGTACAGAAGAAGACTCTATTACAACCACAGAGTTTCTCACGGCCTTTGCAACCAAAGCCGCACTGATGGAAGAGGAGGACAGGAGTCCTAAAGTAGTAGTAGTAATGTACGAGGACGGGGAGATGTTTGAAGTAGCCTCTAACGAGCAGTACCCTGACGGTGTACACATGCTACTACAGTTAGCGTCACAAGCCATATTAAACGAGACACTAGGAGTAACAGAATAGATGGACGCATATCAACAATACATACACAAGTCACGCTACGCACGTTACCTACCAGAAGAACAACGACGTGAGACTTGGGAAGAGACAGTTAATCGTTATGTTAACTACTGGGTAGACAAAGCAGACCTAAATGACTTTGAAGTCTCTGATATCTTCAAGGCTATACATGATCTAGACGTTATGCCCAGCATGAGAGCGTTGATGACCGCAGGGGAAGCCTTAGACCGTGACAACGTAGCAGGGTTTAACTGTAGCTACCTACCCATTGACCACCCTAAGGCCTTTGATGAGATGATGTACGTACTCATGTGTGGCACAGGAGTGGGTTACTCAGTAGAACGCCAGTACGTATCTAAGTTGCCAGAGGTTGCAGAGGAGTTTCATGGAACAGACACAGTTATTAATGTTGACGATTCAAAGGTCGGATGGGCGAAATCGTTTAGGGAACTGGTATCACTGCTGTATTCAGGTCAAATTCCCCAGTGGGACGTTAGCAGAGTACGACCTGCGGGTTCCGCACTTAAAACTTTCGGAGGTCGTGCAAGTGGTCCAGAACCTCTCGTTGACCTCTTCAAGTTCACAGTCGAAATCTTTCAAGAAGCTGCTGGAAGAAAACTTACATCCATTGAATGCCACGATCTTTGCTGTAAGATAGCATCGTGTATTGTGGTCGGAGGAGTCAGACGTAGCGCCCTTATCTCACTCTCTAACTTAACTGACGATCGCTTACGTCGTGCTAAGACAGGACAGTGGTGGGTGGATAGTCCACACAGGGGTCTAGCTAACAACTCTGCTTGCTACACAGAGAAGCCTGACTTTGAGGCTTATCTTAATGAGTGGACTAGTTTGTACGAGTCACGCTCTGGTGAACGTGGTATGTTCTCTCGTGTCGCTAGTCAGAAACAAGCGGCTAAAAACGGTAGGCGTGACCCTGACCACGAGTTTGGAACTAACCCATGTTCTGAGATCATCCTCAGGCCTAACCAGTTCTGCAACCTGTCAGAAGTCGTAGTAAGACCTCAGGACACCTTAGCCACCTTGAAGCACAAGGTACGCATTGCGGCTATCCTAGGTACGCTACAGGCTACGCTAACTGACTTTAGGTACTTACGTAAGATATGGAAGACTAACACTGAGGAAGAGGCGTTACTAGGGGTGTCACTGACAGGCATCATGGACCATCCACTACTATCAGGCCGAGGTGACAATGCAAAGCTTAAGAAGTGGCTCACAGAGATGCGAGAGGAATCAATTGAGACTAACAAGCGGTGGGCTGAGAGACTTAACATTAGTCCCTCTACAGCAATTACTGCGATTAAGCCTAGCGGTACTGTTAGTCAGTTGGTCGATAGTGCTAGTGGGTGCCATCCTCGTTTTAGCCCACAGTATATTCGACGGGTTCGTGCAGACGCTCGTGACCCTCTCTGTGTGGTCTTAGAGGCCGCTGGTGTGCCTGTGGAGGACGATGTGATGAACCCTAGTACCAAGGTGTTCAGCTTCCCTATCGCCTCACCAGAGGGCGCTGTGACAGCCTCAGACATGGGTGCAATAGAGCAACTAGAGTTGTGGGAGATGTATCAGGACTACTGGTGTGAACACAAGCCGTCTATGACTTGCTACTATCGTGACCACGAGTTTCTAGAGGTAGGCCAGTGGTTATACAACAAGTTTGACAAGGTATCAGGGATCTCTTTCCTGCCTTACTCAGACCATACGTACCAACAGGCACCTTATGAGCCGGTAGACAAGGCTACCCTCAAGTCACTCAAGAAGGACTTCCCTACTGAAATCAACTGGGACATCAATGAGGAGTCTGATATGACTGAAGGTAGCCAGCAGTTAGCTTGCACAGGTAACAACTGTGAAATCTAAGACATAAAGAAGATAGAGTAACCTCTGTCGTTACCACCTACGTCCTCTGGCTTCTCTTTAGGGTCATGGGACGTGGGTATTCCCTCCTTCTGCATCTTCTTGATGCGTTCCTTAGACTTCTGACACATACTGTGGTAGTCCAAAGATGTGTAGCTTACTGTGTGTTTATCGTCATTCATTATTGTCCTCCCGTCATCATACCCGTCCTGCCAATACTTCTAGCAAGAATGTCTGCTGTTCGTCCTGTGGCGTCTGCTTGTAAAAACCTTTGAGTAGCCATTTGTGGGCCTGTTTGTCCTGCAACAATTCTCTGCGCCGCTGGTGTAGCCATTGCTTTTCCTAAAGCACCGCCCGTAGCTAAAGAAGCCGCTTGAAATCCTGTACCAACTGTTGCCCCCAAAATACCAGTGGCGGCTAAAGTATGGAACCAGCTAGGATTCTGAGGGCTTCTCAGTTGTTTTAGCTCATCTAACTGAGATCCAAGCTGCTTTATTTCAGCTTCCTTTGCATTTTTCAGTGTTGTCTGTCTAGCAATATCTTCTGCAAACTGTGGATTATTTCTTAATTTAGCTTTTTTAGATGCAATGTCTGCGTCAATGTTTTTAAGTTGTGTTTGAAGTTTATTTGAGTGTTCTTGAATCGTTTTTTCAACTAGATTTGCTCTAGCTTTAGCTAAATTTGCTGCTCTTTTTGCTATAGATTTTTCTGCCGTTTTTAGGTTTGTTTCTAAAACGTGAGCCTGCTTTACTAAAGGCCCTGTACCATAGCGTTTGTCTAGGTTGTTGTTAGATGAAGCCGCGTTAATCCAATCGCTTTCGTCAAACACCCCACGCTTAGTAGGATCTTTTCTAGTATTTTCAACAGCATCCCTTAAAATTACAGTGCTTTTCCAGTTTCCTGCTTCTTTTTCAAACGCTTTCTTCTGGCTTGTAGTAAGTTGCTTTTTAATTATATCGTCAATTTTGCCTTGAGCCATATAATAGGCTTTTCGCATTTGGGGATCTCCAGCATTAGAAGCTATAGTTCCTAATCTACTGCGTATAGTAGAAAGAATATCACCATCTATCCTGCTGCTGGCGTCTTTAAAAGAGTTTACACTGTTTATAGCACTCATTACGTTTGTCTTAAACGCCCCCATATCAGGAAGCAAAACTTTAAATACTGGGTCGTTAGAAATACCTTTAGCTAAGTCTGCTTCAAACTCATTTTTTAAAACCCTAATTTTTTTACCCTTAATCATAGAATAACCTTTGTCACTCCATAAATTGTCTAATGCTCGCACACGCTGACCAACATCTTCAATGGATAAGACTTTTTGTATGTCATCAATAGAAGCTTTAGCAGGCATTGCACTAGAAAAGGCTTGATTTCTGAAGTCAAAGCGTCTAGCATTTAACAACTTACTTACTGTAGATGTTGCTTTTCCTGCTATTTCAGTTGCTTTTCCACTCTTTAACAGTTTTAGCTTTTCTTGTAGCGGTAAAATTGTGTCCGCAGATTCTTTGTTTTTAGCATCTTTTAATCTTTTAGCATCTGCTTTAAAAGCGGCTGACGCATCACTCATAGCATCTTTTTGTTCTTGGATTTTAACTTTAAGGTTTTCATCCATTTTTTTAGACATGACTTTTTGAGCATCTAAAAACTTTTCAGCTTTTCCTACTATCTTTTCTTCTTGGCCTCTTACAATACCCTTTCCTCCAAAAGACGGGGCAACAATGTCTCTGTAAAACGTGTGCACAGCACCCTCAATACCGTCTGGTTTACTGGCGGCAAGCGTAATAGGCACAAAGTCACCTGCGTCGTCTATTAAGTCGCCTTCAACGTTTCTACGTGTAAAGGCGCTAACACCTCTACCAGCGACATTCATTCCACCCCGCAAAACACCGTAACCTACTAGACCAGCACCAGCGCCTTGAGCAGCACCCTCAAGCCTCTCGCCTTCTTTAGACTCTCCAGCACCGTATATTGCGCCTTCAGCGGCGACTCTGCCTCCGGTTGACGCAGCCCGTGTTGCCTGTGCTGCTCTACCAACCATCCCCGCTCTTGCCGCTATGTTTACGCCGGGAATAAAGTTTACAGGAGATGCCACAGACCCAGCAATATCTGCTGTCATGTACGCTCCCGGCTGTCTTTGTTTAAATTCTGATTGCCTTTGATCGTACTCTGTCCTTAATCTTTTGTAAATATCTTCAGAACTTTCGTCTGAATACAAGGACTCGCTTTGAGACTGTACCCATAATTGCATATCGTCGCCCCAGCCTAAAGCCATGCTGGAGAAAAAACGTTCGGAAGCAGCGAGAGAGTCCTCAGATGACCAAGCAGTTTTTTCTACTTTGAGTTGTTCTATTGTTTTAGAGTCAGTTTGTCTAGCGTTTTCTAATTCTTGCAAAATCCTTTGTTTTTCTTCTTCAGTTATTGAAGAAGCAGGATCTCCGCTAGAAACATCACCTACGTTTTGATTTTGTCTTCGCAATGAATTTAAAATTAAATCAGACATTTTAACCTCAGTTAAAAGTTATTTTGTTTTTTTCAACAAAGTCGTCATATCTTTGTTGTTCGGATTGTGCGTTTTCTAACAAATCTAAATAACCTATTTTGTCTTGTGATCTGACAAACTCAATTAGTTCCTTTGCTGCTACTGTGTTTCCATTGCTATCTAATTGTGCTGCCTGTTGAAGCTGCGCGTCTAATACAGCGACTTCTTCTGAATTATCTTGGCGCAAAGCATCAACGCTTTTATTATAACCGTCTAAACTAACTTTTCTTTCGTAACCAAATGCCAAGGCGTCTCCAGTTTGCTCAATCCACCTGAGTTTACCGTCCATGTATTCTTTTTCAGCATCAGCTATTTTTTTCATGCCTCTAATATAGGCAATTCTGTCTTCAGCGTTTAGATTTTTAGGATCAACACTAGAGTCTAAAGCTAACTTAACATCTCTATCAGAAGCTGGTCCTCTTGGTAGAAGGGCTATAGCACTTTTCATACGAACTTCGTTTAAACGAGAACGGTGAACAGTTATTGCGTCACCTAAACCAGCAACATCAGCAATAACAAAATCTCTAGCCATTCCTAGAAAACCACCAACCTGACCCTCTTCTCCTGCAATTTCTATTGTGTCATTTAAGAGATTAGAATATTTTATAGCCTCTGCTCCAGACTCTCTTTGCGCTGTTACAGTTTCTGTGTAAGCCTCTATTTCTGGGTTTTTCCAATCATTTCTTCCACGAGGAGCGTCAACGTCTTCTCCTGCCACTTTTCCAATTTCTCTTCTGCTTAAAAATACGCCTTTTGCGTCAAAAAAATCAACAACGCTTGTGTTTACGCCATTAATTACAACGTCTTTTTCTACTTTGTATCCTTTAGTCTCGCTTCCTTCTTTTTCTTTTTCAACAGAACCTTCAAGAATTTCTAAGGCTCTTTCCGCACTAACCCCGTATCCTTTTGCTATTTCTAAATAAGCTTGCCGCTTCTTGTTACTTCGTGAAATATCTTCGTCTGGAGAAGATTGCATCATACGTGACATATTAAAAAGAGCCAGTTCTCCTTTTTCGCTTGACGCCTCTTTAGCCCTAGTAGCAGCATCTTGAAACAACTCAGCCGCTTCTTTGTTACCACCTGCGGCGTACTTCTGAGACATAGCCGTTAGTTGTGCAGGGTCATTAGCGTACTGCTGTAGTAACTTCTGTACTTCAGCCTGAGATTTCACACGGCTCTCCTCAGCCATCATCATTCCCGGCAACGCCCCTACTCCTTCAGCAGCATCGCCAAGCCTTTTAGAGTAACTAGGGTTAAGGAGTCCTTGTATAAATGTATCTGAAAACTTAGCCATTATTACGCTCCTGTTACGCCTTTCACTAAACCACCAATGAGTCCTGTACCTACGTCACCTAACAGATTAGCTCTAGCTTGTTCTGCGGCCAAACGTGCTTGGACACCACTCATCATGCCTTCACTGTAGTTACCTACTCCGTACTGTTGTGCTTGTTGTTGTAACTGCGGGAACAAAGAAGTAGCATTAATTTGATTAAGCATTTGTGCTTGTGGTAAATACGCACCTGTCAACAGTGCCATATTAAGAGCCTGTTGTTGTTGCTCAAGGTCTGTTGCTGCGCCGTAGGCTTGTTGACCAAAGACTAACGAATCATAAGCACGACGCTGTTGTGCATCTCTCATAGCGCCTTCAGCCGTTGCTAAGTCACTACCTAAGCCAGCAAACTGAGAACCTAATGCTGCTTGTTGTTGTTGCTCTGCTTGTGCTTGTTGCATAGCCATCAAGGATGCTTGGTTCTGAGCTTCTGCTTGTGCCTTAGACAAAGCAAACTGCTCTTGCGTACCACCATACATATTGGTTTGAACACCTAAACGACCCTGATTAAACAAACGCTCCTCAAGAGCTAACTGCTGACGTTGCTCTTCAGGTGCCTGCATAGCCCTCATACGGTTGTAAACATCAGTCTCTCTGGCACCTACTCCTTGACCCGCTTGACCCATAAACATACCGCCTAAGTCTGAGGCACCTTGAGCTAACAACTGTTGATTAAGAATACCGTAGGGGTCTTGTCTAAGCTGTGTTTGACCACGTGTTAAAGCTAATCCTGCCCCTGTTCTAGTGTCAGCGGCTCCCATAGGACCCCTCATAGAACTAACACCAGCCCTACGTAGCATTTCGTTCTGAAAGGCTTGCTCTTCTGTCGATAGCGTTGTTTGAGCACCTAAACTAGTAACTACTCCAGTAGCAGGATCTATTGTAGGAGTTAAACCAAATGAAGAACCTGTGCTAGAAGTAAGAGTATAAGGTCTAAATTGAGATAGCCCTAGACCTTCTTGAGCAATCTGTGCTGCTCCGGGTATTGGCGTTCCATCTGATAATTCTCCTCCAAGATAAGACTGCTCTCCAATAGTTGCTAGTCTATCGTAAGCCTCTTTTGTAAGAAGACCACCAGCCGCACCTGCACCTAAGCCTAAAAAAGCACCTACTGCGCTGTCACCAGAAAAAAGATTTTTAATAGTATTAATCATATTGTTTTACCTACTAGTGCTAATACGTTCATTTCCTGTATAGACAAAGCAAAGCCGTTAATGTCTGTCTCAAGGCCCACGTTAATTACAGATCCATACCCTGTGGTGTTTAGTGAGTTCCTGCTTATAGTAATTCCTTCAGCAGAATAGTCAGATTCACTATATTCAGACTGACCGTAAAAAGCAGGAGTATCACTGCTTGTCCTAAAAGTACTAGAACTGGTATCTGTTGAAAAGTCATAAGACCATTTGAGGAAAATGTCTGAGTTGTTTCCTCCAATCAAAGTAGGTCTAATCTTCTTTAACATCTTAATTTTAGCTGAATCACCAAACGTAAGGCCCGGACTAAAGTACCTAAAGCGGTAAGGTTGTCCGTTGTCTTTATAGTTGTCGTACTTACCTAAGCCGTCTACACACCCTATGTATATGTCACCGTTCCTGTCTCTTTGAAACGACTTAAAGTCTACACTGGGCCAACGAGTAACTCTGTACGCTCCGTTTTCTAGCGTTGCTCTTATGTCAAAGCAGTACACTAGGTTAAGATCAGCAAAACACAAAAGATAAAAGTAGTTCTCAGGGCTGTACACAGTGCTAACAGGTGTAGCAGTAGCCAGTGTATTAGCAATTAACTCTTGTTTTATGTTTCTGCTTAAGTCAGTAATAGGTAAAGATTTTTCTTGTATTGTTCTACCTAGTCCTCTTAGACCTGTAGGAGTTAAAAACAAAATATCTGTTCCTATGTCTTGTACACTGTTTCTGTCTACACAACCTACACCAGCAATGGTGTCATTAATAGCCATAGATGCAGGACTGTCTGCTCCACTGTAAACAATTATATTATTCTCACCAAAAACAATAAGAAAGTTATTGTGTGCGGCAAGAGCTACAACTTTATCAAACCCATTAGGCCATGCCTTAGCTACATCTATAGATCCGCTAGAGCCACTACTAAAGTTGTGTCCTACTAACAAGTCAGACCAATAAATAATACTATCATTAGTCGCATTACCTACAACAAACAACCTACCATAAGCAGCAAGAACTTCATTAGAATACTGACTAGCTGTTACATGAGCGCCAGATACACTAGACATTTTAGTTACTGCCCCTAGTGAGTGGCTATAGACTAAAGGTTCATAACCGCGTTGAAAGAAGTAAGCATGATCGTTAAAGTTTACAATCTTCCAATCGTTAGCTGCAATTGTATACGATCCCGGTGTAGCATCTACTAATGTCGTAGTGCCTGTCATAATCTTATTGTTACCCGTGCTAAAGATTACTTCGTTACCTGCACTGTCGTAAAACTCATGTATCTTATGTAGGTAGTCTGTACCTAGTACCGTTTTGTCTGTAGTTAAAACAGTGTTACCTTTTCGTGACGCAAGACGACCACGCCTGTCAATGATAGCGTTATCAGCAACTTCTGCAAAAGCAGTGTCCTGTGCTATAGGAGAGTCTTCAGTATTGATCCCCATAAAAGCAGGAGCAACTAAGTTAATACTCTGTAGTGGCTGGGCCATACTTACTCCTACGGTGTGTACCAGATGGTTTCGTCAGGGTGCTTCTGTGCATCCATAGCGATTGCATCTGATAGATATTTGTCAGCCATAGCAAAGTACTCAGGGGTAGATGTACCGCCTGTCTCGCCACGTTCACGAGCTAACAGAGCTACTGCCATGTGAATAACAGGCTGACTAGGAATAGCAAGAGTATCTGCATCAACAGACAAAGGAACATTTCTAATTACCATCTTAGTTTTAATAGAGTAAACATCATCAGGTTTAGGATATACATCAATCTGTGAATCACCGTTAGCATCTACACTGTTGTAAGTGTAAAAAGAAGGTGTGCCAGATGCGGGTGTTCCTATCAGATACTTTTCGTCAATCCAAGACTGAGGACGATACTCCATTATTATATTAGATGTATCGTTAACCATAGTCAGTACTTTACCGTAGTCCTGTGAACCTGTAAGAGAATACGTGTAGTCATCTGCCGCAGTAGTAATCGTAACAGTAGTTCTAAGCTGTGACCAATCCCAAGCGTTTTCTATTATTGTCTTAGAGTCATTAATATAGTCACCAACCATAGTGCTATAGGTATTAGCAAACACAGTAGTTACTTGGTCTTCCCGTAAACGCCTAAGCACATTGTTTACTAAATTTAAGTATGTCATATCAAATCCTTAAACAAACTATTAGTTAAAAACCCTCTTAACATTTTAACGTAGTCTACGCTTTGTTGCTTTTCAATAGGGTCTTTTGCTTGAAAAGGAGTGTACTCAAAACTGCTGTTTACGGTTCCGGGGCCAGAAGCACCAAAATTACTACCGGGGCCAAAAGAAGTTGAAGAAGTTGAAGAAGTTGTTGGTACACTTTGCATACAAGAAATATGATTACGGTTAATGTTAGAATACATTTTACCGCCTACTCTATAGTAAACATGCAAGTCATTGCCTTGACATTCTTCAGCAATTGTCCCATCGTTAGTGTTATTAGGTGTTGCACCGTTAGTAGACCCTGTTAATGACGTGTCTGGTGTGTTTGATACTCCCTCACAATTAACATTATTTTCTAATTTTTCTATTGTTCCGTCGCTCCAGTACACATTTAGAGTAGTATCAGCGCAAAAAGTTTTAAGAACTTTGGGTGGGACAAAATCAGGATCAGAGCCGTCTTTAGCCCCTTCGTCTACAGTAAAAACATTACCACTTAATCCAGTTTCAGTAGGTTGACTATCTGCCATTGGCACTAACATTGATTGCGCTGGTGCCTCTGTTTCTAACATTGATTGCGCTGGTGCTGGTGGTGGTGGGCCTATTGGATTAACAGTTCCAACTTGGTTAGGGTTAAGATCAGGGAAATTAGTTTCTGATAGGTATGATGCAGTGTCTTGAGCATCAGGAAACTGATCCATAAGAGAATCTACATCAACTTCTGGAATATATGGATTGTTGTTTTGAGAATCAGCAACCTGTTGACCGCTTCCAAACATACTGCCGCCCAAAGAACTATTAAGCCATGTATTATATTCAGTACCAGATGTGTAATGTGCCATTGGCCCTGTGTAAGTATAACCGAAACCGGGATAGTACGTATACTCATCTGGATGCGTTTCTGGACTAGTACTTGCTATGTAAGCATCAGCCGCTAAAGCCTGTTGACTAGGAACATAGGCAGGATCTCTATTGTCATACGCCATTATAATATATCCTTATTTCTTTTAGACATTAATCTACCTATTTGTTCGTTTAACTGTGTTGTGTAATCAACATAAGGAGTGCTTGAAACAACTAACTCAGGAGTCCTGTTCCAACTAAAATCAAAAGCAGCAGGGCTAAACATACCTGTACCTCCACCACCACCGCCGCCTCCACCACCACCACCACCGCCTCCACTACCGGGAGTTGTAGTAGTTACTAGTGTTTCTTTTTCTACACATTCATCTAAAGTAGAGTCAAATTCATATCCTGCTTTACACTCACCACACGAACCATCTTCGTTTTCTACTCTGTTTTGTTGCGCACAAGGCGACCCTTCAGAAGGAGGACCTTCAGTAAAAACTACAGGGTTGTCTTCACATTGTCCTTCAGCGTTTTTAGTTTGACCTTCTGGACATTCTTCACAACCACTTTCTTTAGTAGCACCGTTAGCACACTCACCATTTCCAACAGGTGTTACAGTTGTTACCTCACCACAAAATTTATCCCAGTTAATCTGGTCAAAGCCGTACTCAGTAGGCCTTGGTTGGCTACATAGGGAATCAAGAGGGTCAACACAGTTTCCTTGTGCATCTCTAACTTTGTTACCTTCACAAGGCTCAGTACCACCGCCCGGAGGCCCTACTGTTACTGTCTCACACTGCTGTGTTTCTTCATTATATTGCTCATCTTCACCACACTCACCGTTGCCTCCGTTGCCTCCGTTGCCTCCAGTTCCTGTAGTTGGTACGTAGCAACCTCCCTCGTCATCAAAGATGCCCTGCTGACCATCGCTAGTGTTACAAGGTTGGCCGGGAGTGAAAAAGACTTCATCAACACAAGCACCAGCAACCTCGTTGTACACCTGTCCTTCAAGACAAACCTCTACTGTTCCTGCTGATACGCACTTTCCAAATTCATCAGATTGAAAACCCTCTATACAAGGGCCACAAGACTCTTCTTCTGTAGCATCTGATGTTTGTACTCTGTTTACTGTAGAACAATCAAAGTCAGCATTAGACCCACCGTTGTTATCTCCGGGTCCTGTAGTTGCTACTGTAACAGTAGTACCACCTTCTGTAGTGTGGCTACCTGATCCACTTGCGGCGTTATTAATCCAATCAGATAGTGTTTTAATCCAGCCGTCATCAGGATCTACAGAATCTAAGGTTGAGCTAAGTATTTCCCAATAAGGACTCGTGCCCTTTACCTCATCAAGCCCCTTAGCTACAAAATCTTTCCAGCTTAAAGTTTCAGTTAGACCGTCGTATCCAGTTAAAGTTACAAACTTACCATCCTTGTTTTCAAAAATGTCTACGTAATCATAAGATTCTGTTGCGCTTTCCCACCAATCGCCACCAGTTATATTCTGCTCTACAAACTCGTTAAAGCCGCCTCTTATGTCTGCAATTACTCCACCAGAGTATTGTCCAGTAAGTGGGTCTGGGGTGCCATTGAAAAACTCATAGGTACTAGACCCCTCCTCAATTAGACCACCAAAGGTAAAGTCCTGATTAGAGGCTGATAATGAAGAAAGTAAATCTTTGCCTATTTCAAGACCACCACCTAATGCTCCTGAAGTAATAACAGTTTCTAGGTCTATAGTACCATTAATAATACCTTGTTCTATAGCAGAAGCAGAGGCAGAAGCTATAGCAGACGTAGAAGCCGCAGATAAATCTGAGAATATACCTAACTGTGAAAACTGAGTACCTAGCCCAGCGCCTAAAGCACTTCCTAAAACACCCTCTACCGTTAATTCTTCTCCAAGTACTCCCTGTATGCCTGCGGAAACTAAAGACGATGTGGCGGCGCTCGCTGCTGCTCCACTCATCCCTAGTTGTGTAGTGAAGAAACCCTTTAGAGATGTTCCAATGGCTGCATTAGCTACTCCCCAAGTAGCTGCTGCTAGTACAGCGGTTTTAATAAGTTCTTTAGCGAAATCAACTTGAGGGGTTTTATAAGTCTTAGTAAAACTTGTGCCATTCCAACGGAACAAGTCACCATCGTCGTTCTGAAAGCTTTCTACTATTCCGTAACTCTCAATTAAGGCTTTATATTCTTCAGGGTTGTCGTATTGATTAAGACCTTGAGCATTTAAGGTTGAGGACTCCTTTACAAAGCTCATCCAGTTGTCGTAAGTTAAATTAGGGTTAGCTTCTTTAAAGTAACCCATTCCCTCGTCGGCATCCCAGAAGCTCTTAATTTTTTCTTCTGTCTGCCAAGATCCCTGAGTTGTTACAGAACCATCGTCCTCAACATCAAAGTATATTTTACGTACATCACCTAGCTCAGATGGCTGATTAAAATAGTACACTGGTGTGCTAAAATCTGGGTCTGTCTGCCAACCACTCGGTGTATAATAAGCGTTGGAATAATACATATTCCCGTCGTCACCCTGAACTACAGGGCTAGGCTTATTATCTAGAATAGCACTCAAGTCAATGCCGTTTACATTGCCGAGATCAAAATCACCTAAGTTTAAGTTAGGGTCTAATTTTGGTGCAGCCATTATTTCTTACCTTTTAACGCAAGCAACTTGTCAGCGCCACGTATACCAAAGGAGGCAGATACTGCCATGAATAACAAATACTGATACCAATCAGGAAGTCTGTTAAGCTCCTCAAAGGCAAGACCAATGCGATCTAGTATATCTACATCATTCATTCCAATACCCCATACAACGGCAACCACAGGCGCTGAGAGCAACAATGTAAACCACTCGTCCTTCCAAGAGGTAGCACTGGCAGTTGCCATGAGTTGTTCCCAAGACGCTGTGTTCTGGATAACTTCCATCTTTGCTTTGTGTATTGCTGACTTTTCTTCAGACCTGTTCTTTAGAACCTGACCCAGCAAAGTAACAATAGGAGATATGAGTGTTTGCCACATAGACTACCTCATCATATAAACAGCAAGAGATATACACGCACTAACAATAATCCAGAAGAATCTTTCTGAGTTTTTGACAGAGCTAGTGTTTACCATGACTACATTTTCTAAATCACGTAGGTCATCTTCTTGGTCATCTAATCTTTTTTCATGTCGATCCATGCGTTTAAAAGCAGATAGTAACTGCTCTTCCACACGTGCAATCTGAGATACCGCTTCAGTTAGCTTATCCAGCTTCTGCTCAATGCGGTCAAACCTGTTATCCATCATAGATGCGCTTCCTGAGACGTTCATTTTACAAGGCAGCAACTAACAAAAATAAATTATTCATTCCAAGTTCCTTAAATAATTACATGTTCCCAGCTAATTGTATTTTCATCCCACCTATACATAGCACCGTCCGCAGGCATGGGTACAGGAGGTTCCCACTGGCAGGTTGAGTTAACTAAAGCCCAGCTTGGATATGGTTGTGGTGGTATAAAAGCATCAAGTTCTGTATCGTATGTATAGCCAACACCTGCAAAATTCTTACGTATATTTCCGTTATAACTAGTCTGCTTCCATGTACCGCCCAACAACTCACTACAAAACGATAAACCTAATGATTCTTGTTCTTCTTGGTTGTCATCAATAATTTCAGAGTTAGCTACAACAATAACTTGTAGAACTACATTGTTTTCATCTAACTGTGCAAAGTGAGCCATTAGAACGTAATACTCCCTGATCCAGTAAAGGTATAAATATTATAAGAACCACTTGTAGTTTCAGTAGGGGAACCTGACGTTGCTGAAGCAGTTGCAAGGGTTTTAATAATTACAACTCCTGATCCTCCTGCACCACCTGAAGATCCACCATGAGAGCCTGCTGCTCCACCTCCTCCTCCAGTGTTTACTGAACCTGTACCACCAGCACCTGCACCGCTGTTACCACCGCCTCCTGCTCCACCTGAAGCTCCAGAATTAGGATAACTACTACCACCGCCACCGCCTGCACGAGTAACAGCACTTCCTGTTATTGAGCTTGAAGAGCCTGCTCCACCAACACCGGCTGATGATGCGTCACCAAGACCACCTACAGCACCTGCACCTCCTCCACCGCCACATCCGTATACACCAACAGCACCACTACTATTTCCACCGGCGCTTCCTTGGCCTAAAGTGCCAGCACCTCCAGTGTAACTTCCGTAAACTCCGCTACTAGCAACAGAGGCACCACCACCTGACCCGCCTGCATTACCATTACCTGAAGATCCGTAGTGAGCGCCACCACCTCCACCAGTACTAGAAACTGTAGTAATACCAGTACCTGCTAAACTAGAAATATTACCGTCAGTTCCTCTAGAAAGATGATTAGCCGCTGTTGCGCCTGCACCCACAGTAACAGTATATGTAACGCCTGCTGTTAAACTTAAGGAAGAGCCAGTAAGGTATCCACCAGCACCACCACCGGCACCGTGATAGGAACCTCCTCCTCCTCCACCGCCTCCAGCAATAACTAAATAATCAATATCAGGAACAGGATCGCCAGCCTCAAGGTGACTAAATCCAAAACCTTGTGCAGAAGCGCCACCAATTGTAGATAAGATAGGCATTATGCAAACTGCGTCTGAGCAGCTAAAACAGTAAACGTAGCATCTGCTGTTTTAATAATTGTAAATGAGTAAGTGTCAATACTATTCGTATTACCAGCAGAAGGTGCAGCGCCTCCCTGCCACTCAGGTGTTACTGAAGAACCGTCTATTTGAAAAGTATTTAAGTAGTAAGCTGTTCCTGCCTGCTTCATAAGAACAGCAGTAGTTATACTTTCTCCAGCAGCCATTGTACTGTTTAAAGTAGTACTGCCATCCCCTCTAAAATTAATTGTTCTGTTTGCTGTTTGATTTACGTTGTAAAAATGAACGGCTTGGCTTAAAAAGTCAAAGTTGATAGTCCCTGATGTAGAGCTATCTACGTTAACTTTTTCTATAATTTCTGCAAGAGAAGTCGTGCCTACTAAAGTAACCTTGGATGTTGCACTAGCTGTAACTAAAGTAGAAGCCCCACTAGTGCCTAATACATTTGGTAAATCAACAGTGTAAGTAGCTGCTGCGCTATGCGCTGGGCCTCTTACTGTTACGCCGTGAGAGTTCGACTCACAGTTAAATCTAATAGTTCCGGGGTTAGTATTACCATATAGTTCAGTAAATCCAGTACCGTTAGGGAATAACTGTATGTTGCCGTTTGTATCAGTTGACTTTACTGCATTAGCATCTATCTGAATATTGTCTACGTTTAAAACACTAAGTGTAGCTAAAGATGCTACTCCTGTATCAGCAATAGTTATGTCCCCTGATACTACATTATCAATCCATTTTGAAGTTGCTGTGTCATAAAATAACAAACCACCGTCAGCAGGAGAAGTAATGTTTACATCAGTTAACCCAGCAAGAGTAGCACCGCCTCCTCCCGTCTGTGCATCTACGTATGCTTTAATAGATTGTTGACTAGCAATACCTGTAGCTGAGTTACTAGCCATATTGTCTTCGTCTAAAAAAGCTTTACCAGTTAAAATGTTTAACTCAGCAGTTGAAGATGTTATTCCATCAAGTGTGTTAAGCTCAGAAGCTGTAGAAGTTACTCCATCAAGTATATTTAATTCTGCTGTTGTAGAAGTAACGCCATCTAATATGTTTAGCTCTGCTGTTGTAGAGGTTACACCATCTAATATGTTTAGCTCAGAAGCAGTAGAAGTAACCCCATCTAAAATATTTAACTCAGCGGTTGTAGAGGTAACTCCGTCTAATATGTTTAATTCAGCAGTAGTAGAGGTTACACCGTCTAAAATATTTAGCTCTGCTGTTGTAGAAGTTACACCATCAAGTATATTTAATTCAACCGCCGTTGAAGTAATTGCTGTGCCGTTAATAGATAAAGTAGTAAAGTTGCCTGTAGCTGCTGTACTGCTTCCAACAGTAGTGCCATCTATAGCACCACCATTAATATCTACTGTAGGAATAACAACAGTACCAGTAAAAGTGGGGCCATCTGTGTTTGATTTAGTAGCAATAGCTACTGCAATAGCATTAAACTCTGTATCAAACTCTGAGCCACGGACAACCTTATTGGCATCACCCGTAGGTAAAGAATCTTTAGCAGTAAAATTTGTGGATTTTACATAGTTAGACATAAGGTTTTCCTATCCGTTGTGTCTTTTAGTTAAACACCCTAATTTAAGATGCTTAAATAAAAGGGGGCCATTGCGACCCCCGTAGGACTTAAGCGTCAGCGAGTGACAGGATAAATCCTGCTTCAGGACGATAGGTTTGGATGCCGTACAAAGTGTCAGCAGTGTACAGAGTAGACAAGTACTCTTGCTTGTACTGAGTCTGCGAACGTACAGCCATTTGCTCTGCAAGAACAAGAGCGTCCTTGTGGAAGAACAAACAACCGCGAGTGTCAAGAGTTGAGGCGCTGTTTTGAGCAGCTACTTCAATAACAGGACAGTTAGCAGAAACGTAAACGTCTACACCGTAGAGGTTACCAATCAAACCAGTTTCCACACCACGGCCACCAACAAAGTCAGAGGACACGTATCGCTCAATACCCATGATAGACTTACGTGCAGCAGGTGGAATCACCAAGCAACGATTGTCCATAGGTACGTTAGCATCATCCATCTTCTTGATAGCTTCGCGGAAACCAAGATCAGTAAAGTTATCACCAGAAGTTACTGTGTCAGTTGCGTAAGCAGCAAGACCAGCAGCAGCATTAAAGTAATAACTGTTAGTGTTAACCCAGTTTGCACCAGTGTTAGCAGGAGTAGTAGTACGAGTACCATCACCAAAGCCAGTAGCTGCATTCATCAGGTCAGTGTCAACCGTCACAGCCAATTGATAACCAGCATCTTCAGTGTAGAACTGACGCAGAGAGGACAGAGCCTGTACTTCTACGATATCTTCGATGAAACGTGAGTACTCAAAGTGTCGATCAATAGTGATCTGCAACTCAGTCTCAGTGTTTGCTTGGATAGTGACAGCAGTGTCAGCTACCTTAGCATTTGCTTCACCACGAATGGGCTTAGGTACGTGAATCAAGTCACCTTTCTTTCCTGTCATAGATAAACGCTTGACAAGAGGTGCCATCTTCAAGTTCTTTTGGAAAGCAGCAATAATCTCGTCACTCCAAATTTCTGGAATGAACTTGTCTGCCGCTGTTTTGTTGACGATTGACCCGCCGCCAACTGTACCGGGATACGCTTGTTCAGCCATTGTATTTCTCCTTTAGGCTACTTGACCCTCCTTTCCGCATAAGCTGCCATTATTTCAGGCTGTAGTGCCATGTAGCGGTCAGGGTCTTCTTTCATAAGTTTAATTAAGTCAGCACGACGATAAACTTTCTTACGAGATCCTTCTGATGTTCCACGAGCGTTGCCTGTGTTAGCAGACTGTACCGCACTCTTACGAGCTACCTTTTCAGCTTGCGCTGTCTGTTGGACTACTTGGTTACGTTCTTTCCAGTTACTAAATAGTTCATCAGCGGCATCGTAATCGTACTTTTGGTCAGCATGTACAAACAAATTTGTTCGGACTTTAGACCCCTTGATCCACTCAGCAAACTTAGGGTCTTGCAAAATACGTTCCATTTCTGGATGCTTAGATTTAAGCTGTGCAAGAGTAGCCTGTTGTTTGTATTGTTGTGTATAAGCTTGTGCTTCTTTTATCTTAGGGTGGTTGTCTATAGCTCTGTTTACAGCAGTTGTAGGATCAATAAAGAAATCTGTATCATCTTCTTGTTGCTGTTGTTGAGGTGCTGGTTGGTTAATAAGTTGTGTCTGAATATGGTTATCAACAACTTTTCGTAACTCTCCAACTTCCGTACTCTGCTTTCCAGTAAATCTTTCAAGCTCTTGGTGCATCTGCACTAGATCCTCTACTGATTTACCTTGGTACTTTTCTGGAAGTTCAGACGCTGCTTGAGGTTGCTCCTCTGGAGTCTCTACAGTATTTTCTGTGTCGAGTTGATCTGTTGCTTCTAACTCTTCTTCTGGACGCTCATCAATTAGTGTTGCTCTTGACATAATATAAACTTACCCCGCCTTATTAGGTTATGGAGAAATAAAATAGGAGTTGCCCGGCTAGGATTCCTTACTTGTCTGTCCTGCGTTTTCGTGTTCACGTACCCACTTCATGTGTCTACCGGGAAAGTCCCCAGAGGCACCGTCAAGTATGTGACGAGTAGCAGAAACAATCTTTGTAGCATTAGCACCACAATCGCACCTACTGATTGCCGTGTCTTGTTCTACAAATTCTTCAAAAATATGCCCATTAGTACAACGAAACTCAAATACTTTAATCATCGTCTTCAGTCTTATTAGCTTCTTCGTAGTTAGTAGTAACAATAGTTTCCATGTTGATTAAGTGGGCTAATACGTTTAGTTGTCCCTTACGGAAGTACATATCGTTAGCATCTTTAGTTGCTTCTATACTGTTAATGTTGTTAGCGTTGTTAGTAAATTCACTCGTAAGTTGCTTCCAACCGTCTGTTATAAAAAGACTAAAGTAATTGTCGTAGTACGTTTGTGTTTCTTGATCCACTTGAGGCCCCTTAGGTTGTCTCTAGTTAATAGGATATACCTTAGTATACTTTATATTATACCATACTTTTACTCAAAAGTCAAGCTATTTTTAATGTTATTTTTACCGTTTCTTAGCTGTCTTAGCTGCTTTTTTGAAGGCAGAAGCCTTAGGCGCACCTTTAGACCCCGGTTTACGCATGGTTTCTCCTGAGCCAGCGGCAATACGTTTACGTTTAGCATTAATGTTGCTGTACAAACCGCGTTTAGCCATCTTATTTTCCTTTTGGCTTAGACTTTGGCTTTTTCTTCTTACCTTTTCCATAACTATACATTAGCTTTCTCCTTTGCTTTTTTAGACAAGTCTTTGTAGTGGTACAGTTTTACAGAAGTCTTGCCGTGGGTTTTACCAGAGTGTAAAGAACCATCTGGCATTTTGTGAGTTCCTCCTGTGTGTAAGGTTCCGTCACGTTTGTAGTGCTTCATGTTTTTAGCCATATTAATCTACCGTATGCACCTTAGTTATTGAGATTACCCACTGTTGCGGGATTACTAACTCTGCATCACCCTCTATAATTTTATTATCTTCAATCAACAAGTGAGGACAAATTATTAACTTCTCTTCGTCGTTTAGTAAAATAGAACCACAAGAAATAGCAGTGGCTACTTTAATTTTAGTTAGCTCTTCTACTTCTCGCCAACCCGCGTTAGAACCGCCTTGGGCATCTTTCCAGACTACACAGTATAAATCTACCATTTAACTTTATCCGACCAGTAAGCAGCAGAACATTTTCCTTTGGCTATGTTTTTAGCGTGTCTAGCTTTAAAGGACTTACGTCTAGCTTTATCTTTAGCACTGCTAGGGTTTTTACCTGCGCCACTCACTCCTTGTTGTCCAAATCTAATTGTTTTAACTGAACCATCATCACACTTAGCTACAACTACATGAGACTTCTTAGGATGATTAGGAGTCCTCTTTGGTTTGTTGAACCCGCTTACTCCTGCTCGCGCTAGCCTTGGATCCTTTTTGCTCATTGAGTTGGCCCTCTAGCTCCTTGACCCGGCTCTCCAGTAAGTCCAATCTGTCTAGGTGGTCGCTGAACGCTTTGTTGATCTGGTCTAGGAACTTGTTGGTTTCTGTTTGTGTCATTAGCATTTTGACGTTTTCCTTCTATTTCAACTTCTTTTAGTAAAGAATCTGCAACTTTAAGTCTACGCTCAAATTCTTTGGCGTCGTTGTCTCCAACCTGTAAGTTTCTAGTCAGGGCGTTAATCTTATCAATTTGTAGCTCTTGTGGCGCTAGTTGTGTTTCTACAGAGAGCTTACCTGCTCTAGCTTCAGACTCAGCAGCCTGCGCGTTCAGAGCATTAGTTTGACTCTGCTGGAACTGCATCTGTGTCTGTTGAGCCATCATAGCCATCTGTTGTGCCTGTGGATCAGGCTGTCCAGCTTGTGATAGTGCTGCAATTAACTCTTCACGATTACTTAGGTTCATGTTGTCAATAATGCTTTGGATTAACACAGGGTACAGAGGACTGTCTTGCTTCATTGTCTGCAAGAGTTGTACCAACTGTGTAACCTCGTACTCCCTAGCAATAATGCCTAGAGTAGACGTAGCAATAAACTTGTAGTCAGACACTGGGTAATTCTCAGGATCAAACTGCATGTACCTGTGAGCAGCCTTAGTAACAAAAGGCATAAGGAAAGATTGTTGGAAGTTTATAAGAGTGCGCTTATGACGCTTGATAATAGCACCAAGAGACATACTGATCCCAGCAGCAGTAGCCTCGCCGTTAACCTGTCCCGCGATACCTGCTGAGTCAACGGCCCCAGTAGCTTGCTGTACCATGCCTTGGAGGGCTTGAGCCTGTGCAAACGTAATTTGTCCGACTTGACCAAAGTTAAACGGTTGTAGTACTTCACGCGGATCTCCGTTAGTTAGAATCATCTTACCGGGACGGACTTCTGGTTTAGCCCCTCTAGGAAGCCGTGTAGCGTCGATAGCGAGCATTGGGTGGATAGTGAGAGCTAGTGCGTCAATACGAGCGCGTAGCTCTGTATCAAGCGCCTTCTGGCTGTTATAGCCTTTCTCACAAACACCACGACCCCAGAATCTTGATGGTACTACATCCCAAGGGAAAGCAACTACAGGACGATCCTGCATCATGTACGGATTAGCTTCAGCTTTGAGCAGCGTACCACCGTTAGCAATAACCACGACAGCCTCGACGTACTTACTGTCTTCTTCTACGTCTACTTCTTCTGCTTCTAGGAGTTCTCGTGGTACAAGCCCGTAGTACTTAGTTAGCCTAACTTTGTCATCGTGGTACACGGATAAGTCTTGATCTGGCTCTAGTTCTGAATCAGGAGCCGCTGACTCAAGGTACGCCTCTTTGTACACTCCCTGTTCTTGTAGAAGCTCTACAGAGTGCATAGACACAAACTCATCAATAGCAACACCCATAGCGTCTTCAATAGACGTAGCTACAGGGTCAATAAGAAAGTTCTGAGGCATTACAGGCTTTAACTTAACAACTACTCTGTCAGTAATGCTTACACCTACAGCAGTAAGGTCACCACCCATGACAGGCTCAGTAGCCGGTGCCATCTCTTTGATCTCTTCTAGGATAATTTCGCCAATGCCTGTACCAAAAACAGCAGAGTTAATTAAACACTCCGCAACAGCCTTACGTACTTTACAGGATTCAAAATCTTGTGATAGCTTGTTGCGTAGGTACATTACGTCCTGACGCTCTTGGTCGTTTACATCGTCTTCTATGTCAAACCACTTACCACGACCAAAGGTGGCTTCTTCTAGTTCTGCTACGTTAGACTCTACAGCCTGCTGTAACGCAGGAGAGATAATTCTAGAACGCTCTGACGCTCTTTCAGAGTCAGCAGGATCCCATTGACCTCTCCATAGCCTATAGTATTCCTCAAACTTTTGTTCGTAGTTTGACTCATAGTTGTCTCTCCAGTTATCACACTTTACCATTATCCACTGTTCTAGCGATTCTTCAATTAAAAGTGGATCAGGGCTGTAAAGTTCATCTGCCATAGTATTTTCCTTAGATTATTGCTACGCTGTAACCAAGTGTAAAAAACACCACAGCAGAAATTGCGTAGATTCCGTATGTATTAAAAGGACGCCAAACACGCTTGGTACTCATAGATTTTACTAGCTCATCTGGTAAAGGGTTTATCATTTTAGTAACCTGCTACTATATCTAATATTTCGTGATCGTCAATTTCAAAGTCGTAGTTGTAAGCTACCTTAGCTAATTGATCTACGTATGCTAGCGCATCAACCAAATCGTCGTGGGTCAGAGGATCAGGGAACTGAAACAGTTGATCCATGAATCTGTTGTTCCACTCTGCCTTCCTTAGTTCTATTTGGCCGTTCTCAAACCTTCCTTGCAAAGCCCACATAACCCTGTCAGTCTTTTTCTTGTTACCGTGGGTTAGTTCTTCGACTCTAAAAAATCTCCCGTACTGTTTCATTAGATCTGTCAGGGGACTCATTACAGCCTGCTTTGCTATTCCTCTTTCAATACCAACACTAACGGGTTCGTAATCTCTAACGGCCTGAAATATCTTGGAGGCAGTCTCGTCAAGGCTCCACCGCCCATGTATAATGTTATCAACGTACCAACCATCAGTACCAACTTTAACAACAGCGATTGCAGTCTCATCAAGTTTAGTGTTCTTGGTTCTCTTCTTGTTAACTTCTTCAAAGCCAGCTAAGTCAATAGCGATATAGTATTGGGCATCGTCTGGTTCTTCTCCAAAGTGTACCCAATCTTCTTTGAACATTTCTGAGCCTCTTGCTTCAAATGAGGCCATGAACTCTTGTCGGAAGGCGTAACTCGACATGGACTTCTTTGCTGTATCAATTTCGTCAGGGTCGAGGATTGGGTTGTCATAACTGGTAAAGTGCCACCCCTTGTAAGTTTCATCGTCACCTAGCTCCGCAAACTTATACAACTCGTAAAAGTGATTCCTGCCCATAGGCGTACCTATAAACATCGCTGAACCTTTTTGGTCAGCTAGTGCTGGACGGAGGATCTGCTCCCATACGTCAGGCTTCATGTCTGCGTACTCGTCCATTACAAGAAACTTCAAGGAAACACCACGCATTGTCTCTGGCCTGTCGGCTCCTTTGAGACTAATCATGGCCCCGTTGACCAGCTTGATCTGTAGATTATTGATGTGGGCACCACTAATCACAGGGTTTCCTAGCTCCATCAGGGTCTGCCACATGATATCACGGGCTTGTCCCTGAGTGGGCGCAACGTAAAAAACTTGACCTTTGTCGGTCTGTAGAGCATTAATAATAAGCATCCATGCAGCGAGGCGTGACTTCCCTGTCCTCCGCCCTGCCGCTACTACCTTGAACCGTGTAGGATCAGAGTAGACTTCCTGCTGCCACGGCAACAACTGAACATTCAAATCAGCCAAGGTTAGTTACACGTTACTATGACTTGACCAGTTTCGTTAGTGGTGACAGTACAGCCGCTTTGCTCAGTAGCTAATATGTCTTTCCAAGTAGCGTCGCGTGCCTCAGAATAGTTGAGCCAGTTAAGGCTATTTGTGGAAATGTCGTTCATCCCTGTAATACCTACATTTTGCGTAGCAGTAATTCCAAGAGTGCCTAGTGTGACTGCCCCATTAACACCAATCGTAGCAATATTTGTATTAGCATTTAAACCTGAAGTTCCTAGATCAACAAGGTTATCCATGCCAGTAGTTCCAAGATTTACCATACCGTCAATAAAAGGGGTGTAATCTACGTTCCCTACAGCAGCAAGACCTGCGCTAGAAATATTAGTAAAACTTCCATAAAGCGCCTGTTGGGTTTGAGCATCTGCTGCTACAGACGCAAGATCTACCTGCGAGTTGTATCGAGCCATAGTCTTAGCTGAGTCTGCTTGCATCCACATCATGCCTAATGAAGTAACAGGAGAGGCCAAGATAGATGCCCATTGAATCGCCTCAGACTTTTGAGGAATGGGCTGAACATTAGCCGTTTGGGTTAGAGCTAGAGCCATTACAGCAGCACTAGCCGCTTGTCCATCGCCACTAGATGCAATCTGAGACAAAGCATCAAACTTAGCCTGTGCTGCTTTTGCGTTAGCTTCCGCAGTCTTTTGAACTGCCTCGTAATATAGTGAGTTGCTTGAAGCGCAACTCGTTAATACTAATACCGTTAGTGCTATCACAATGATTTTCATAAAGTTCTCCAATAAGGGCTTTTATACAAAGTTAATTTTAGTAAGTCCACATAACAGGCAATGAAGGCCGTATGTCTAGGTGAATAAAGTTACCAGCGACCCCTATGCCAGTAAAACCGTGTTCTAAGGCAGCTTTTATTAACGAATACCGTTGAGCAGAGTTAGTTATCTTAATGTCTGCTGCTATGCCTTGCGCGTGAGTCCCCGGTATCTCTTTTATAGCCTCTAACGGGTGACTAGGGCTTCTGTAGCCGCTGGTAATAACAAATGGAAGACCACAATAGTGCCTGAGTGTGTCTAGTTTTTCTAGAAACTCAGGATTCATATTGTTTTCTCCTGTTTCTTTACAGTCAAACTCTGTAATAGAGAAGTACTTCATAGTCGCGTTTAGGGACGCTGCTTCTTAGCGGGTTTTTTCTTAGGCTTAGACTCACTTAGGGTCTTTGCTGCCCTAGCTACATCGTTGTTATAAGCACGTTCACAGTGATTAGAACCTATAAACACAAAGTCAATTGCTGTATTAAGCACAGACCACCCTTTATACTTACTCTTTAACCTGTGGCTACGCCCTGATACAGACTCGTTAGCGTTGTCACCTAGTAGTATGGCTACGTTTACTAACTGACTAGTGGCGTCTCCTACTCTCACTACGTATCCTAGTACTTCGTCTAGTGCTTCTTCTGCTTTATTCTGTGGCATCTACTGTTTCTCCGGTAAAAGAGTTTAAAACTTCTGTTAAGTCTTTATGTCCACCTAAGTGGTAGAATATTTGAGGTATAGACCGTTTACCTGTTAGTGTTTCTACCATGTCCCACCCCGCTTGACCCGGAGGAATATGTATGTACTTGTATGGTAGTTCGTACTCTTTTACTTTTTTCTTTGCGTTTCTACAAGCAGGACACCAATCAGCCCCTATAATAGTAATCACTAGACTTGTTCCTCGTAGTCACCATCAATAACTAGGTCTTCTTCTGGTTCTTTAGTATTTCCTAAGACCTCTGTAGCTCCAACTCCAGTAATGTTGATCTGTATTGCGTTCCTACCACCGTCCTTCATTACTTCCTTCTCAAATGCTCCCACAGGGAGTACTCTATCCATTACTAACTTCCATGCAGCAGCTTGGTTCTTGTGTTCGTTGTCTAGAGCAGCATCAAAGATAGTCTCTAGTACCTTAACTGACTTAGGACTAGCTAGCATACGAGCTTTGTACTCATTTATGATGCCAGCATCGCCCTTAGGCCTACCTACTTTACCTCTAGAACCTGTAGTCTTAGCCCTTACTTCAGACTTCTTAGGTCTGCCTCTACTTCTCTTCCGTAAGTTTACTTCCTTACGTTCTGCTAGTTGCTTAGTTAGGGTGTCATCTTCAGACATTCTCCTGTGTTCCTTATGTTTAACATGAGTTCGCATGAGTCCCTTACCTAGGAGGCAACAGAAGAAGGGATCTATACGAACAGTTTAGTAGTCAACTAAGGCCCAACATCTGTCTTATTAATTCATCCTAGTATCTGCCTTATATTATACCATACTTTTACTCAAAAGTCAAGCTTTATTTAGTGTAAATATATAACAAATACTACTTAGGGCGTACAGATTTATTACTTTAGTGCCGCCCGTGGGTAAACACAAGGTATAACAAGGGGTTATACATATGTCAACTAACCTACTTTTTAGCTAATTTAGCCTTATTTTGTGCCTGAGTAGGTACTACAATAATTA